CAGTATGAAAATGTTAATACGATAGCGGGGGTGGAGGACATATTTGTTCTGCATGGATCAACAGACCCGAAAGGAAATTTAGAGACCTGTATGAAAGAATGTGATAAACGTGATGATTGTAAGGGTTTTGTTATTAACTCCTCCAACCATTGTTGGGGAAAGACAGACCTAACACAGAGAAGAGAGTGGGCCAGTAATGTAATCTATGAAAAATCTGAGGATGGCCTTTTACCCCCATGGGAACCTGATGGAACTCAATGGAATCTTCATCCATGGAACACAGAGCTCTATCGCCGCGCGGTGGCGTGGAGACTTGAGGCACAGACTCCACCTCCTACTCCTCTGTGGTGGGAGTTGGGGGACGACGACTCGGTCGTTCCACTTCCTCCACCTCCACCTCCACCTCCCCCACCACCTACTACGGTTTCTACAAATGGAAGATGTGGTTCAAAATTTAATGACACGATATGTCCAGGGAATGAATGTTGTTCTATTCATAATTGGTGTGGTGGGAGTCGGGGAACGAGGAGTGCTTGGTGTGGAAATGGAAATATAGGACGTGATGATGGAAAATATGATGGAAAATCTGATTAAACGATACCCACTTGGAAAAAAATGTAGACAAATCATAAGTATGAACATCAATGTTCCGTCTGAGAATAGTGAAAGTGGAACACTATTGAAGGTCATCGGAGGAGTTGTCTTTCTACTCATCTTGATTGTCATCTATATGATTTCCAGGCAATACGCAAAGATGCAAGAAACTATTCGACGGATGGAAATTCAAAATGAAGTGGCGGCTAAACCTCAGGTTGTAATGGAGACTCTTTCCCTCGAACCAGTAATAACGTCATCTAACATTTCCACAAATGGAAGATGTGGTCCAGAATTTAACAACACGATATGTTCCGGGAACCGTTGTTGTTCCACATCATCTTGGTGTGGTGGGAGTCGGGGAACGAGGAGTGCTTGGTGTGCAAATAAGAATGGATATATAGGACGAGATGGTGGAAAATATGATGGAACACCTCCACCATCATCTAACGTTTCCACAAATGGAAGATGTGGTCCAGAATTTAACAATACAATATGTCCGGGTAAACAATGCTGTTCTACATCATCTTGGTGTGCTGGGACTCAGGGAACGAAGAGTGCTTGGTGTGCAGATAGAAATGGATATAAAGGACGAGATGGTGGAAAATATGATGGAAAATCTAATTAAAGACAAGGTGCTTAGTATAGATATAACCAACTACAAATGTCGCTCTCTATTCAGCAGTCTACCGATTTCTCCCCTGCCTCTGTGCAGTTTTCGAAACTTCGCAAGAACAAGAATGGCGGTAAAGCCGTCTATCTCAACGCCGGCGACAACAAAAAGCTTTACATCCAGTTTCCTTTCATGCGTTCTCCTTACGGCCTGAGTGCTTTCACTGACGAGGGCACGGGACGCACGTCTTATTCTCTCGATCTCTCTTTCGACCCCGACAACACCGAGGCTATGGAGCTTCACGCTAAGCTGAAGGAGCTCGACGAGAAGATCGTCAACGAAGTCGCCAAGAACTCTAAGGAGTGGCTCGGTAAGGAGTTCAACGTCGCCGTCCTCAAGGAGGCTCTCTACAAGCCGATGGTCAAGCCCGGCAAGGAGCAGTATGCACCCACCATCAAGCTGAAAGTTCTCACCAAGCCCGATGGATCTTTTGTTCCAGAGTGCTACTCTATGCAGAAGGAGCAGGTTCCTCTCGATAGCATCGAGAAGGGTCAGAAGGCCATGGCCATCGTCGATCTCAACCAGATTTGGTTCATCGATAACAAGTTCGGTGTGACTATCCGTCTTCAGCAGGCTCTCTTTGAGCAGTCCGCTAAGCTGCCCTCGTTCGCATTCCAGGGTCTCGATCTTCCCGATGAGGATGAGGAGGTTGACGACATCGAGGATGTGGATGAAGATCAGTAAAAAAATTATCGGGTGTAATAAAAAAAATGAAACAATTTTACAAGCCGGACACTGACTTAAAAATCAGATATTTTGAGGAGGATGATTTCATTGTGAAACAGTTGTCGGATGGTGAACAGGTCATCTATGAGCAACGATTGATTAACTCACCGATGTCTGAGTTTACATACGACAAAATGTTTTACAATGAACTTTATGAAAAAGAGACCAATACCACCAATGGGTTTGTCGAGGAAAGGGGTGAAGTTGGTAAATGTGTAATTCAATAAACTTTCGTTCTTTCAAATGCTTCTTCTAGGTATTTGACAAAATGAAAACAAAAATGTGAGATAGTACTAGATGAACACACAGGTGAAAAAACTCCTCAGAGGGAAAAAGGCGTGCTCTCCGTCGTCGCATCTCTGGTTGAAGAAGAAAAATGGTTCCATGACAAAGGGTGCTGTTAAGATTGGTCAGGGGCAATATGGTCGAGTCTACAGGGGTTGTGTCGACGATGGATGTAAGAAGTACATAGTCTATAAGGAGATTCGAACACCTTCACTCAGTGAGAAGACCAACAACATCCCCCTAGCTGGATTCAAAAAGGCTCTCTCAGAAATAAATCCTAAGATGGAATTTACCATCGCCCAAAAATTAGAAAACTATGGCGTTCCCAAGATGTATCTTTACAAGTCGTGTGACAAGAAAGATATCCTCTACTCGGAATTCATCGACGGTGAAGAACTTGGGACGTGGTTCATAAACAAGCCATCATTGGAGGCTGTCAAGTCTGTCATGGCTCAAGTTATACACAATCTCTATCGCATCAAACAAAAGTTCCCAGGATTCAGGCATCACGATCTTCACAGTGGAAACGTTTTGATTCGTTCTGTCCCCCGGAAGGATATACAGATTAAAGTGAAAAACACGAAGTTTTCCATCCCCAATGGTGGTGTCGAGGCTGTCATGATCGACTTTGGATTTTCTGTGTTCCCTCGAATCAAAAATCCCCTGGTCAATGACGCGAACTACAGGAACATAGGCATATCAAGAAAGTCGAACGAATTTTACGATTTACACTTCTTCTTAAACACAATGTATGGCCTCGCTCGGCGACCAGCCAATAGGACTGAACGACTCGTGAAGAGTTATGTGGAATCCCTCTTTTCAAAGGAATATCTTGGGGTGAAATCGACAAAGATCAAGATGCACAGATTGCGGGGAAATGTCAATCACGTGCTACCCGGCTTTGAGGCGGCTCTCACTAAACCCTTTTTTATGAGGCAGAATAGGGAGACACAAGTTCAAAAACTCATCAAGACTGTAATTAAAAGACCTATGGCTACACCCAGACTCGTGGCACCCAAACCACGTGTCAATCAGGGTGGGAACGCTAAAGCGCGCGCCATCGCAATCTTAAAGGCAGCCAAACAGGCGCCCAAAAAGAGACCAGTGATGAAAACAAACAAAAAATAAATCTAAGCCAATAGTAAATGTTTCTTCTTGCACTTGTTATCGTCATCGTTGCCATAGTGCTCATCAAAGTTTGTATGAAAAAGTCACCCAAGAAGGCTGGGGGTGGTGGGTATACAGTTTACGGGACCATGGGTTGTGGTTGGACTCGTAAACAGTTGGAGTACATGAAGCAATCTGGCACACCTTTCACCTTTGTCGATTGTGACAGTGAAGAATGCGCTGGTATCACAGCTTTCCCCACCACTGTTGATCCATCTGGTGAGCAGACGGTCGGGTTTAAAAAGTTTTAGATACCGCGGACAATCTGCACGGAGAGAGAAAGAATGAACGCATCAAGGAGAGACTTGATGGGCTTGAGAACGGAGATGTGCTTGACGAGGGAGCGGTTCCACACGAGGCGGAGGATGAAGGTGCTGATGAGAAGGTTGAGCACAAACACGAGAACTTCCATGAGGGCGTCAGACTTGTTACGAGACTTGGTAATCTCCGAGATCATTTACTAGATGTCAATATTTTTTTCTGAGTACACTACAGATGAAAAACCTCCCCCTGAGTGGAAACGAAAGTAAGTTCACGACGAAGAGGTGGGGATCTTCGAGGGGTATAGGGAATAATAACTGCTACGCGTACGCCGTGGGTGATTACGAAGCGTATAGGTGGCAGAAATCCATCCCTGGTGACCGCTCTGGTCTGTCGAACAGGGGTCATAACTACACACACTGCACTGGACTCCCGAAGCGCGTCATTTCCGACAATCCCAAAAAGGTGTACAAGACGGACGCCACCCAAAAATGTAAGAAGGGGTATTTCAAGGTCATGATGTTTGTGTCGCCTGGTAGAGCGACAAACTACATTAGACAGGGAGACTTTCACTTTTACAAGCAGCATGGCGTCGTGGAATATAAGATTAAACCTGGGGATACTATTCAATCTGTAGCTAAATTCTTCAAGGTGCCTGAATCGAGGATTAAAAGGGGAGGTACTTTCAAGGTAGGCAAACGTATAACGTTTAGGGCTAACGTGTTTAGTCATAAACGTGGTTGGGCTACCGGTCCACTTTTAACCGACGCGAAAGGTAAAATCATCAAGGATCCTCGTAAATCGTCGAGAAACTATCCTGGACTGAACTACGAGAGGTATTGTAGCTCATTCTGCGTCAAGAATAGAGGAATCAAAGTCGGCAAGACTCATCCCAAGGTCCGCAAGAATACTCTCTAAATCTGGAAGTTCTTCAACATCAAAATTTATATCAAAAAGATCTAAAACATTGAAAATAGATTCTTCATCCAATGTCACAGAGTTCGCCGCTGCTGTGACATTGTTCTGAATCGTCACCACCACTTTAAACCGTGTCGCGTCAATCACTCTTCGACACACCGGACACGTATTCTTACCTTGATTTTTCCATTCCTCTAGACAGCTGGAATGAAATACATGTCCACATCTGAGCGGAGGATTGGCCCTCGTCGCCCTGACTTCATTGAGACATATGGAGCATGTCTGCATTCTAGAGTATGGGTTCAAAGTTTTTTCATTGATTTTTCTCACTTAGTATGTGTTGGGTGTCTTTAAGAGGGGCTTGTCGCAGGAGTTGCACTTTCCGGTGCCCTGCTCGGCCTGCACGGCGTCCATGATCTTGGGACCCTGCTTTTGAAGAAGCTGCCTAAACGAGTAGTTATCCTCGAAGGTAATTCCATTTTTCTTCATGATGTGGTTGTTGAGTAACTGGGCTGAGGTATTCACGGTAAAGCACCTGCCATCCGCCATTCCAAGTCGCTGAGACATTTTGTTAATATAAATTTAGAAATTAATTCGGCGATTGGTAACAGTCTTCATCCAAGAGTTAAACCCCTTTTCTCGAAGGTGTTTTACCATGGGATCACAACGGTATCCGAGGTAAATGTCAAAAACATCCGTATCCTCTGTGCGTGAAACTCGAATCTGGGGGTTCTCGTTAATGTGCTGGTTAATGACGTTGTAAGCGAATGCGATCTCTTTTAGGGTTTCGGCTCCAGTGATGATGATCTTTCCGGTGCTGAAGATACTGCAGGTGATTTCCTTCATATCCTCTGAAGGTTTGAATTTGATCTTCACAGCTGAATACCGATCAGGCTCGAAGGACACCTTGAAAATGTCATCATACTCTTCAAACCAACTCGCAACCTTGATCAGATTGACATTATAGTTCAGACTGAAGTTCGAGTTGATCATCACAACCCGGAAAGACTCTTCTGGGATGTCGATGTCTACAGTCAAAAACTTTTTGAAAATGTGTTTCAACTGAGTGATGATGCGCTTACAATCAAAAAGATCACAGCAACCAGCGACTTGAATACTCCCATTTGGAAACACCTTGACAGACTTCGTGCTATACGTGTCATGATAGGTCAGGGTAATCTGATTGTAGAACGTGGTTGGCTTGAGTTTCCATTCAAAGCCACCGACAGTGGAATCTTCTTTTCGCAACTTATACGAACCGGTTGATTCAAAGCCTTCCCTGAGCTTCTTTATATCAATGTCCTGCATAAAGCTGGATACCATAGTGATGGTAGTAATCTTCACCCACGAAGGGCGAAGATCATCGGGAAGGCTCTTACGAATCTCATCCAGAGTGAGAAGGTATGAAAAACTGTTATTCGCTATGGACGAATACATTTTTAAACATAAATTTTCAAATGTATGAGGTCAACTTAGGTGTCCATTTTGCAACATGTGTAATCGTAGCGATACATTCCATTTCTCTCTCTATCAGGAAAGGGTGGAATTTCTGTGCCATCGACCGCGGTTCCACCGGCCTTTAATTGAAATCGAGTCAACACCTGATTCTTACCTGGACACTTGACATCAAACGCTTGAAGTCCCATCACACTATCGGACACGAGGTCTTCGGGTTTGAGGGCACCGGTGATCGTTTCATAATTCTGACATTCACCACTCGTCAAGGTGTCCAAACATTTGTAAAAGTATTGTGTGGTGTTCATATTTTTATTTGCAGGGTTGACAGTGTAGTTATATCTGAACTGACTGATCGGGGTGTCACCCTTACTTTCAGTCATGACTTTTGTCGTTTCATTCGCACCCCTGATTCCACCGATGTCACAACGAACATTGTGACGGTAAATGGTTCTCAAATCTATCGGAACGTCCATGATTTTTTCACCTAAAGAGGCCCTCGACACCTCCGGTGTTTTGAAAGTCTCCAAAGACACCTCCGCGTTAATTCCACCGAGGCAGGTATAGTCATATTTATACAACCCCCCACCACACTGTGATAATTTAAACTGTTTGATCGCGTTCTTACCACAATCAATTTTCATCGTGAGGTCATGGATGTTCGTGGAACAGGGAGTGCTTCTTTCATCTTCATAGAATATCTTTTTCCTTTGAAGTCGAACCAAGTCGGCCATGTCTTCAGACTGATTCTGTTCCGCCAAATCAAAAATAGCTTGTTGGGCCTCATCTTCATTATACAGTGCTGACAACTCGCTCCTATAGGCCTGCAATTCATCTTCCTCGTCCTGCAGTGGATCGTATTCATCATCCACGGTCCCGGCTGGATTGTCCGGAATAAAATCGGCCGCGGTCTTTGGCAAAACTTTTTTGAGTCTCGCTGTAAAGTCATTCGTCCCCCGTGGCGCGAGGAACCCCGCCGTAAGTGGTGAACTACAACACAACGAGCAGCACACACCGGCAGCAATGACGACCGCAGTCATTTATATATCAAAATATTTTTTTACTTAGAGACAAGAACTCCTTATATAACACATGTCTTTAAACAATCTTTCATCTGCTCTATTTGTCCATGATATCGAGTCTGACCTTCACTATGTTGAAATCGTCTACAAGAAGTGGAACAGCAAACGTAAGGAATACGATGCTTACACTGACTACATAAACACCGAGCCTATCGGAGATTGGACCAAGATTTCATGGAAGTCTAGTTCGCCCGTGGATTACTACAAATTTCTAGATGTCATGGTTGTAAAGACTGTAGAGGTGCTTCAGCGTATGGCTGAACTGTATCTCGACCAAATACTATACTCGAAGCACGATCCTCGCTTCTACGTCAGGTTGATCAACTCTGTTAAAATTCTGGATCCGACATTCCAGCCACCTCGCATTGATATGGAAAGTGCTTGGCAAGTGGATTTCATCACAAAGTTTTCAAAGAAGTATATCCCCGGTGTCGTGCAGACGTGTATATCAAAAAAGCGCTTGCTTTACTTCATCTCCGTAATGCATAAACTAACATCAGAATAATGAGGACTACCACGGCAACTTTGACGGAATCGGGGGTTCTGTGCTTCTTTTGGTTTGAAACACCTACACTAACAACCTTAGGTTTCTTACAAGAAACCCCGTAGTCGATGTTGCGTCTGGGATGAATTTCCCTGTTCATGACGTTTTGAGTATTCTGCTTCGCGCAGAGATTGGTGTCGCAGAAGGGACTCTTCGTCGTCTTATGAATCTCATGCACACCGATCTTATCTAAGAGCCTCTGCTCCCTGTCGGTGGGTCGCTTACGAGTGATCGAATCTCGAGTAAAATATTCCTTAATCTCTGTTCTGTCCGTTTCTCGTATTCCTCCTGGAAGGGAGAATTCGTGTACGACAAATGGATTCACCTTGTCCATAGAATGTTTATCGCTGAGCATAAAATCACTCATTCTTGTTATTACTTCAGATTATATTTTTTGTCGTGCATTTTAGATTGATGCTCTTTCCACATCTTGTCCAGATCTACATTGAGCATGTGCGCCAGTTGAAATAAGTAACTGAAGACATCACCCATCTCCATCATCACGTCTGTCCCCCTCTCCTTCTTCAAGTTTGTCTTCTTGAATGTCTTCTTATACTGACGGATCGCTGATGCCAACTCTCCAACCTCCTCCGTCAGCAAAAGCCAGACCGTATCTACTGCGGCCCTGTCCCACCCCTTCTGCTTACAGACCTTCTCAGTTTCGCATTTATAATAGTTAAGACTCATATGTGCTTATTCACTATTCGGGTGTAATCTTTAATTGATTCCCACTTTATTACGGGGTAACTTTTTCCCAACGGTGCTGGTATTGACTGGCCTATCCATGGGCTGGCTGATCGTATCAATCTCTTCGGCGTAGGTCATGAACTGAGACACACCGGTTTGAATTTGACCCAGAGAGGTGTCTATGACACGAACGTTCATGTCCCTCACCTGGTTGTTGATGTTGTTGTAGTGGTCGCCAGAGTTGCTGATGAACACGGCTCTCATGATGCCATACAGATCATCCGGGTTTTGATAGTCGATGGCGATGCCAGTCCTGTTCTTGAACGTCTGACGGATACCACGTTGAATCAGGTCTTTGTTGTAAGGCGAAAAGAACAGCTTGTTGAGGGGGGTCTCACACTGTTTCAGAGAATCAAGGTGTAAGTTGTCACACATTTAATATAATAGACGAAAAAAAAACATCTGTAAATATTAAATGCTGAATCCCGCTGACTTTAAAGATTATGACTCGAAGCCGAACAATGTTGAGGAGATCCCTTGCAAACCCCCAGCCTGCTTCGTTGGGTCGTATGCTCCTGTAGCCAAGCCTGGACAGAACGGTCCTTTCTACGTGAACACCTACCTCACCCAACCCGACAGGAAGTTCGAGACGTTGGGTCCCGCGACGGTGCGAAGCGGTGATCTTGAGAAGTGCACGAAGTAGTTTAAAAATAAAATTTGAACATTAGGTATATGAGGGTCATTAAACGCTCAGGTCGTATTGAGGATATGAGATTTGATAACGTCACCAATAGGATCAAGAATTTAACGTATGGACTCTCTGAAAATTGTGATTCCTCTAAAGTTGCTCAGCAGGTCTTTTCTTCGATGTATGACAATATCACCACCCAGGAAATTGACATACTCTCCGCTGAAATCTGTGTTGGTATGATCACCGCAGATCCCGATTATGAAATTTTGGCCACCCGTATCATCGCCAGTAACATTCAAAAGGTTTGTCCGAACAACTTTCACCTCGCTATGAGAAAACTACAAAAAGGTGGTGTCATCACCGACGAAGTCGTTGAGGT